GCTCAGTACAACTGGGGGCTTCTTCGGAGTCCCCCTTTCTTTCTTGTTTTCTTAGGAGCTATTCATGGCAATTTTTAGAGGAGACGGTGGTGCTGGTGATTCCAACACAGATGCCACACTAACCGCAGTAACCGCGCAAGCTGTCATAGCTACTAACAAAGCAAGTGAAGCAGCCACAAGTGCAGGTAATGCAGCAAGCTCAGAAACAGCAGCAGCTAACTCAGCAACCGCTGCTGCCTCAAGTGCAACAGGTGTGTCAGCTTACGCTACAGCCGCACAGAACTCAGCTACTGCCGCAGCCGCAAGCGCGACAGGAGCAGCTACATCCGCAACATCCGCAACGACAGCTAAGACTGCTGCCGAAACAGCAGAGACCAACGCAGAGACTGCTGAGACTAACGCAGTAGCTCAGGTAACTCTAGCTGCTAATCAAGTAACTCTTGCTACAACTCAGGCTTCAAACGCTGCTACAAGCGCAACCGCTGCATCTAATAGTGCAACTGCTGCCGCAGGGTCAGTTACGTCTGCCACAGCTCAGGTAGCACTAGCTACAACTCAGGCTACTAATGCAGCTAACTCAGCTACTGCATCAGCAACGTCTGCTACCAACGCATCTAATTCAGAGTCTGCTGTAGCTACATCTGCTACTAACGCAGCTAACTCAGCTACTGCTTCTGCATCGTCAGCAAGCGCAGCATCTACATCAGCTACCAATGCAGCCACTAGTGCTACTGCTGCTGCCGCTAGTGCAGCATCTATAGGTACTGATCCTAGTTTTAACTCAGTAACAGTCACAGGTACTACCGCTGTCAAGATGTCAGCAGGTACTACAGCCCAGCGTCCTACAGGCGTAGCGGGTCACTTTCGTTACAATACCACTGAGGGCAAGTTTGAAGGGTACAGCACGGAGTGGGGAGAGATTGGTGGAGGTGCTGCTGACCTCAAGCTGAACAGCTTCACAGGCAATGGCTCAACAACTGCTTACACGCTTTCATCAAGCCCTGTTGAAGATAATACGTTAGTTTATATTGATGGTGTGTACCAAAATAAAACTTCGTATGCGATTGTCAACAATGTCCTTACGTTCTCAGAAGCCCCAGCAACCAGTGCCGCTATTGAAATTACTGCGGCAACCATTGCGCCAGTCACAGCAAGCACAGAGTTTAAGCTTAGTCAGTTCACTGGTAACGGTAGTACGACAGCATTCACATTGTCGGCACAGTCGCCAGAGAATAACACCAACGTATATATTAGTGGTGTATATCAGTCCAAGAGCAACTACTCCGTAAGTGGCACAACGCTTACCTTCAGCACAGCACCGCCTAATGGTGCAGCGATAGAGGTAATGGCGGCACACGCTGTTGTTGTGTCCGTTAGTACGCCTGATGACAACACAGTCACCACGGCTAAGATTGTCAACAACGCTGTAACCACAGCAAAGATAGCTGATGGCTCAATAACTTCTGCCAAGTTAGGCGCAGGAGTTGGTGGTGCTTTTAACGACTTTGCCGTCAAGACTGGAGCTTATACCGCAGTCACCCGTGACCAGCTAATCGTAAACTCAAGCAGCGCAGTGACAATCACCCTGCCTGCAAGCCCTTCAGCGGGCAACGTGGTGTTCATCAAAAACGCTGGTGCAGGTGTAGTAACCGTGGGTCGGAATGGCTCAAAGATTAATTCAACAACAGACGATGGTTCATTAGCGGCAGACGCTGGTGCAACGCTTGTGTACGTTGACGCAACGATTGGCTGGAAGGAGTTATAAGATGGCGATAAGTTTAGGTGGAGGCGGTAGTGCCTCATTGATAAATGAAACAATAACTATAAACTCGGCAGAGAACCTAATTACTCTTGCTGATGGCCGCGTGTATCTCAAGGGTGGTGTAACCTCAACAGACTTAACTACTTACCCTGATGCCACATCAGGTATAGCATATGCAAATGCTTATATTGACCTTGCCCCTACTATTGGTAGTGCGTCTCCAAAGTCAATAACGTGGGATGGTACTTATTTTTGGGTAGTTGCTACTGATAATTATGTATATAAATTCAACACTTCAGGTGTGTTTCAAAGTAATTTTAGTGTTTCAAGCCAAACAACCAATCCACAAGCTATCGTATGGGATGGCAGCCATCTTTGGGTGGTTGGATATAGCCAACAAGCCTTGTTTAAATATAACACTTCAGGTGCGTATCAAAATGTAAGTATTAGTGCAAGTCAAAACACCAGCCCCAGAGATGCCGCTTGGGACGGTACACATTTTTATGTAATTAATAACAGTACGGCAAGAGTTTATAAATATAGTGCATCAGGTACTTATATAGGTAATTTTTTGGTATCTAGCCAAGCCCCTGCACCCTTTGGAGTTTTATGGGATGGTACTTATTTTTGGGTGATTGATTCAGCTAGTGATAAGGCTTACGCCTATAACAGTTCATTTGTATACCAAAATAAGTTTTTTTCTTTTGCTACTCAAGAAACAACGCCTTATGGTGCGACAGCGAAAGGGTCATCAATTTGGATAGTTGGCGCTACCAGAGTAGCTTTAGAGTATCAAAACCAAATTGGCATTGGTTCTCAAGGCGGTACTGAGTACGGCAACCAAAACTACGTGAGGATAAAATAATGGCTTTACTCATTCAAGCTGACTTGGTATCGCCAACATCAGCAGCAATCTTCTGGCGTGACGCAGAACTACTGCGAACTGACATAGCCGCCACAGTATCTGACTACCCCAACGCTGAAGCCATTCTAGTTTACCGTCAAGCACTACGGGACTGGCCTGCCAAGAATGACGATGGCGAATACATCAATGGCTTTCCAGATACAAGACCACAGGTATAAATCATGGCATTAACAAAAGTAAAAACAGGTGTTATTGCTGACGATAGCATTGGTGCTGCTCAGATAGCTGACGATGCTGTAGGTTCCGCTGCAATAGCTTCTGACCCCATAGCCGTAGGCATCACCACAGTAGCTACAGCGTCATCTTTAACAGCCACAGTCAACACGCATGTATACGTTAGCGCGGCTGGGCAGACCATTACACTACCTGCGTCACCTTCTGCTGGTCAGCGGGTGCTTATTACTGTTGGCAACTTCACTAATACAGTGGTCGGACGTAACGGCAGCAACATTATGTCAAGCGGGACTGATATGACATTGGACAAAGAGTACCTTTCAATTCAATTTATTTTTGCAGACGCGACACGCGGATGGGTAATGGCATGAGTAACTTTACAGATTTTATTAGTTCAGGTGGCGGTGCTGTTCTTGAAACAATTATATTAACTACATCTCAAACATGGACACCTCCCCTAAACGGCACAGGACTTATCCATGTAATTGGCGCAGGCGCGTCTGGAACAGGTAACTCATCTGACATGGATAATGGCGGTGCAGGGGCTTATTGCAGAAAAGCTGTTACTTTTTCTACTGGAACTAATTGGACAATCGTGGTCGGTGCTGGAGGCAGACCAAGTAGAAATTCAGGCCATGCAGGAGGAGGAAGCTCAACCGCAAATGACGGCTCTTCAAATATAATTGCTGGTGGTTCTACCAATGACTTTGGCGGGAATGGTTCAGGGGGTGACGTAAATTACTCAGGGGGTAGAGGCTCTGGTAATCAAAACCATTCATCAGGAGGTGGCGCAGTTGGTGTTTTTGCAAACGGCCCAACTAGCTTCCCTTTAGCGGGTGGTCAGTCTACTGATGCTAACGGGGGAATGGATAGTTTTGTACCTTTGGGGCTTGGTCAATTAATTGGGGGTAAAGGTGGATCTGCTGGAGAATCTGGAGGTTTTTTATCTGGTGGAGGCAGCATGTCCACAACTGGCAATATTTGTGCTATAGGAGGAGCAGGTGGTATTGGTGCGGGTGGGGGCGCTGGATATAATAATACAATATCTTCCCTACGTTGTGGAGGTGCTGGTGGTGATGGCATCGTAATTGTTCAATACCTGACAGTATCATAAGGAGAAAAATATGAAATATAATATTAAAGATGCTGAAGGTAACATCATCAATACTATCAAAGCTGACGCTGCATTTGTGGAAGCTAACTTTGAACACTATGAAGAGTGGACACTTCCTGAAATACCGCCTGAAGAAGAGGCCCGTATGTGGCGTGATATGGAACTGGCATATTCAGACTACATAGTTCCTCTGACAGACCACCCTCAACGTGCAGCTTACATGACCTATAGGGAAAACCTTAGAGCATGGCCTGCTACTGACGACTTCCCAGACACAAGACCAGAGGTGGGCTAATGGCATTAACTAAAGTAATAACAGGCGTTCTTGCTGACACAATTGCCACTGGTATTCCTACGGCCACTGTGGGCAGCAACGCGAACGCTACAGCGAATACGCATCACTTTGTCAGTGCATCAGGTGTGACTCTCACGCTACCTACGCCTACTGTGGGCATGAAGGTGTACGTCACTGTAGGTAACTTTGACACGACAGTCATTGGGCGTAATGGAAGCACTATCGTAGGTGACGCTTCAGACTTAACAATCAACGTAGCTAATATGTCTATAGGACTTATTGGAACTTCAACTTCATCATGGGTGTTTATCTAAAATGTCGAATTTAACAGACCTTATTTCAGCAGGTGGTGGCGGTGGTTCTCTACCAGTAAACATAGTTCTAACAACTTCACAGACTTGGGTTCCACCTGTTGATGGAAACATTTGTATCCACGTTATTGGCGCTGGTGGTGGCGGTGCAGGTGTTACTGGTACGCCCTACTCTGGGGGTGCAGGCGGTTATTGCAAGAAAAACTCTTTAGCCGTTACAACGTCTGGATCGTTTACGGTTGTGGTGGGTGCCAAAGGGTTAGGGGGTAATGGTGGCAACGGCACTAATGGCGGCAACTCAACTGTTGCAGGCACAGGTTTATCTGCTACTTTAACAGCTAACGGAGCTACGGGTGGCACAGGTAGTGACGGAGCAGGCGGAACAGCGTCTAATGGCGATGTAAATAATACGGGTGGCGCAGGGAACGGTGCAAACGAAGGTGGCGGTGGTGCTGTAGGTATTTACGGGACAGGCAACTCTACCTTTAGCGGCTTCAAGAGAGGCGGAGAAAGTGATGCACAAGCTGAAGGCTTTGAAAGTTTAAGTGGTTACGGATACCTTGTTGGCGGTAAGGCTGGAAAAGTCACGCAACGAGGTTCAAGCTCCAATGGTTCTGATAAACCTCAGTATGTCGAGATGGACGCTGGCCCTCTATCGGGTGGCGCGGTTTTCAAAGATCGTTCAGGCAACACGGATGTTTGGCAGAAAGCTGGCGATGGCGGTATTGGTGGTGGAGGTGGCGGATGTCGAATGTCTGGTAGTTCCAACAATGCTATTGGTGGTGATGGGGGTAGTGGTTGCGTAATCATCCAGTACCTACCAGCGTAAGGAGAATAATATGAGATACAATATTTTAGATGTTGGTGGAAACGTAATTAACACGATTAACTCAAGTGCTGAGTTTGTTGAAGCTAATTTTGAACACTACGAACTAGATGTTCAGCCAACACCCGCAGAACCTTCAGCAGAAGAAGAGGCGCGTGAATGGCGCAATGGCGAACTGTCATC